TCGCCGCGCCGAGAGCAGCGGCAGCCGTCGCGGCGGCATTGTGCGCGTCTGCGTTGTCCCGCAGGGCCTGCGTCTGCGCGGCCAGGACGGTGGTCGAGTCCCCCGTGTTCCTGCTGATAGTGACCAGGTGGTCTTCCATCCGGCCCATGGAGTCGGTCGCCATGTCCATGTACGTCGAGATGTCCTGAAGGTGGCGGACCATCGCGCCGTTGTCCCCGCCGATGGAGACGTTCCTGTCACCGAGGCTGTCCAGGGCGGCCTTGACCTCGGCGATCTTCGCCAGGGCGCCGCTGTTGTCGACGTCGATGCGGATGCTCTTGTCGCTGAGCGTCTTGATCTCCGCCTGCACCTTGGCGATGGAGTCCACTACCTCGCGGTTGGCCGCGATCATCCGGGCGATGCCCGCTATGTAGCCTGCCGTGTCGGCGTCGAAACGCTGGGTAACATCAGGCAATCCGCCCGGCACAGGCTCACCGCCGATCTACGGTAGATGAACGCGCAGGTCAGGGGTCATACTCGCGGAACGCGTCGATGGCTATCCGGCGAAGCTCCCCGTCGTCGATAGCCTCGTCCGTCGTCGGCCCGATGAACGGATGCGCCGGGAACTCGTCCTGATTGGCCGGGAGCCGGGCGTGATGCCAGTGCGTCTCCCGGCCGGTGTCCTTCCACTTCATCGTCTTGCCGCCACGCGGCTTCAGGACGCACCCGCCGAACTCGAGCATCCTCGCGTGCCGGGCGTCGTTCCCGACCCAGGCGGTCGCCCGCAGTTCCCCTGACGCCGGGGTGTGGTACATGCCCTTGGCGAGGCTCCCCGAGGCTGTCGCGGGGGGCGCCCCGGGCCGGGCCCTGTGATAGGCGCCGGGAGCGTGGGTGGTCTGCTGGAGGGTGTCGGTAACAACCCGGTCCTCGATGTACCGGGCCATCGCCGTAGCCGCCGCGGATGCCCCGAGCCGGGCCTTGGCGAGCACCGCTTCCAGGTAGGCGATGTTCGCCTCAGGGCTGATCCCCATCCAGCACCCCCCGCAGCGTCCTGTGCTCGCCGTGGAGCGCCCGCAGCGGCCGGGTGCGGGACGAGACCACCGGGCGGCCCCAGCCGAGCCCCACGCGACGATGGAAGCGCGCGTAGTCACCGGGACGCGGCGGCCCGAAACCGAACCTGTCCGCAGGGTCCCCGGAGTTGAACCACCACACCGGCCGGCCGAGCATCATCAGCTCAGCCGCCTCAGCCCACGTGCCCCGCGCGACCCACCCGCCGTAATGGTCGAGGAACACGCCGAACGCCGCCTGCCGCCGCACCTCCGGCCACAGGGCGAACCACTCCCGCGTGTTCCGGTAGAGATCCTCGGCAACAAGCACCCGGACCTTGCAGCCGGTCAGGTCAGTGAACGGGTACTCGCGGGCCGCCTCAAGGACAGGAGAGCCGTACAGCGTCATCGGGGCCATCAAGTACAAGACCGGCAGCGACGAGGACAGGGCGGGACGGAAATGCGGGGAGATCACAGCCGCTCTCGTTACGATTCAGTGTGAGCAGCAGCGAGAAGGTGCTCCAGGATCACGGTACGACGGCAAGCTACAGGCGCGGATGCAGGTGCGATCTCTGCCGGAAGGCTAACGCCAAGTATCACAGAGAGCAGCGCGCGAAACGAAGGAAGCGCAAGGATGTTGCGTCTTTCGAGCACGGCGCGTACGGCTACAGCAACTGGGGCTGCCGCTGCGATACCTGCAAAACCGCATGGCGAGAAAGCACACGCTCTAGCACGAGGCGCTACCAAGCCGCCCATCGCGATCAAGTAAACCGCAGGAGCGGGCAACGGAAAGATTCCCTGCAGGCCCGCTCCCTAGAGCAGGCAGCGCGACGCCGCCGCCAGTGGACAGAAGACGAGATAGCGCTGGCCCGCAGGGCTGATCTCACCGCTGCTCAAGTTGCCGCGATGACCGGTCGCACTTTCATGGCCGTGGAGACAACACGGCGCCGCCTCAAAATGCAGCCCGAAACTGTCGGCAGGAAGCCGGCGAGCGGGCGCGAGAGGCTAGCCGACGGGAAGCCGCTTTCGCGTGAAGAGATACGTGAACGCGACCGTGCGTGGCGGCGGAAATACCCGGAACATGCAGTCAAGGCAACTCGGTACTGGCGTCGCGTAGATAGCGCATTGCTTGACCAGGCGATCAATCGCGGCAAGGAGTGGACCGGACCTGAACTTGAGATCGCCACACGCCCGGATCTGTCGACGGTGCAGGCGGCGCGCATGCTGCATCGTACGCGGGAAGGCGTGAAGTGGGCGCGCAGTCAACTCGACAGCGAGGACCCGCGCAAGCGCAATCTCCGCGACGGTCCAGTAACACTCTGATCGTCTGCCGTCTGGCACGCTTGATAATCCCCGCCAGTGCGAGAGCAGCCCGGACGGCGGGGAGCATTCACCCTGATCGTACTCGCGTCGGCCGGCTTCAATCTCGGTAGCCACCTCGCGGGCTTCTACCCGCTTGCGCCACCGCTTGATCTCGGCTCCGGTCGGCCCGCACAGGCGGCACCTGAAGTTCCCGCAGCCGTCACGGCGGAAGCGGCCCGGCATCCTCATGGTGCTAGCCGCGGCGCGGCAGCCCTTGCGGCGTCGGCCGCGATGTCCGTCACGGCCTTCTCTGCGTATTTCTGCCCGAACTCGGCGACACACTTCCACGAGCACAGGTCAGGTCGGCCAGGCGTCCCCATGGACATGCGGGGAATCGGCTCCCCCGGCTCGAAGCGCCCTACTTGCGAGATGGTGAACCAGACGTAAGGGCTGACAGGATCCGGCCCGCTGAACGCGGCCCCCTTGGTGATACCGCAGTTGTCGCAGGTGGTGGACTCGTGCTTCATGCCGCCGCCGGCCTCCGTGCCGCCATCCGCTCCAGCAGTTCATCCACAGTCGGCCGCATGTGCTCCTCGGCCACCCGTCCGACCTCGTACTGAGCCACGCTGTCCCGCAGCTTCACCGGGTCCGTGTCGCCGCGCTTCTCGTACGCCTCTTCCAGTGCCCGCCACATCTCCCCCGGCGAGGGGCGGATCCACCACGCCTTGTGCACGCCGTTCCAGAACGGGGACCCCTCGATCTGGATGCCGTCCGGGTTCAGTTCCTCCATGCTCGAGCACCGCGTCGTGATGACCGGTACCCCGGCGGCCATCGACTCAATGATGGGGATCCCGAACCCCTCGGCATAGGTGCTGGCGAGCAGCACATCGACGCACCCGTACCAGTCGTTCATGTCCTCAGCCGGGATCAGCCCCGACGTGTACCGGTACTGGTCCACCACCATGCACTTGTCGGTGATCCCCAGGTTCTCGGCGATGGCTTCCAGGTCCTGCCCCCCGTCGCAGTGCACGCCCGTGTGCAGGGCGAGCACCGAGTCCGGGTGCGCCTGGTTGAACTTCGCGAACGCCAGCATCATCTCGGGGGCGGCTTTGCGGATCGCGTCATTGTTCGCAGCATTAACACCGACAACATAGAGATCCGGGTCCAGGCCCCGCGCCTCCCGCAACGCCACCCTGTCCTGCGGCTTGAAGACGGAGAAATCAATGCCGTGCGGTACGTAGTGAGCCGGGATGCCCTCCGCGGCGAACCTCGCCTGCCCGAACCGGGACATCGCGATCAGCTGCGACCCCGCCGCCTCCAGCACCCCCCGGTCCGCCGTGCTCATCGGCCGGCAGTCCGACGGCAGCCAGTGCGCCACCGGGAGGTCCCGCAGCACCGCCGGGTCCAGCACCCACACATCCCCCAGTGTCAGCACCAGGTCGGGCTGGACGTACCGGGCGTGCTGCTGGAGGGAGGGGCTGCAGTACTGGCCTCCGAAGCCAGGCAGCACCGTCATGCCGTTCCACTGCGTCGCCGTGCCGGCCAGACCCCAGAAGGACGAGATGACGACCTCGTGGCCCATCTCCGTCAGCTTCTGCGTCCACAGCGCGGTCTGGACGCCATATCCCGAGGCGCTCCACGGCGCGGGGGCATGCCAGAGAATACGGGCCACTCGCGGCTCCCTCTTCAGTTGTTGCTGTTCTGCTTGTCCAGTAGCGCCTGGTACTTTTCGACCGCCGCGCTCTCCGCGTCGTCGATGACAGGCAGCCAGTACATCTCGTTGAGCGTCAGCCGCCGCACCACTTCCGGCGGCCAGCCGTGCATCTTCGCGAACTTGCGGTACACCATCAGTTCCGGCGTCAGCCCCTCAGGCGGGTCCGGCGCGAACCTCGGGTCGTACCCGGCTAGCTGGTGGAAGAAGACGCCGGCGAGCTTGTCGGCGGCGCTTTTGGGTCCTCTCGCTCGTCGCCTTCGAGCTGGTCGATCAGCGGCTTGACCTGCCGCCGCAGCGACGACCAGTCCCTCGCCTTCATCGCCCTGCCGATCACCTTGTCCGCCGCGGCCATGTTCGCCTGCGAAGGGATAGGCGACGGGAACGACCACCCGGTGATGGCCCGCGCGAGGAAGCTGTTTACCTGATCGTCCTCAAGCTCGCGCGGCGAGAACGTGCCCTCCCCTGACGGCACCCGCACGGCGGCGTGGATGGCGAACAGGTCTTCCGCCATGAAGTCGTCGGGATCCCTCACGTCTACCCAGTGCGGGGTGTCGTCGGCCTGCTTGCTGGACAGCTCGATACGGGGCATTCGCGGCTCGCTTTCGTGTTCGCATCAGCGGCCGGAATGGCGTGAATGCGGGTAGGATGGGAGAAAGAAAAAGGCCAGGTGACGGAAGCCCTTCCATCACCTGGCAGCCGAACCTCGCACCCTTCAAGCACGGAGGTCCAGCAATGAACGATGCTATGTCAGGTTGCCCCCAGTGCCGCATCTGCGGCCAGTCCATGCGCTATAAGGGCAAGTACGGCATCTGCAGCAAGACGGCCGAGTGCAGGCGTCTCCTCGCACAGGAGAGGCGCGATGCGCTCCCGAAGCCTGAGCGGCCTACATGCAAGAACTGCGGCCGTACCCTACGCGCTGACACACGCTCTGAGTACTGCACGAGCAACGAGAGGCCCGAATGCAGGAACGCCGCCCGACGCGCGGCCCGCAACGGCAAGGCGGCGCAGTGGTTCCGTCCCGTGATCAATCCCGGCGACAGGTTCGGGCGGTGGATCGCCCTGGAAGGCTGCACGCCCGGCAATAAGCGCATCCCGTGCCGCTGTGATTGCGGCAACGAGAGGCCCGTCCTCAGCAAGGAACTCGCCAAGGGTGCCAGCCAGTCCTGCGGGTGTGCCAGGAATGGCCCGCGCCTCGGCCGGGATCCCTACCTGACGGCCGGGAGCGTGTTCAGCCGGCTCACGGTACTGGAAGACGCGGCCTACAACAGGGATCTGGTGCCGTGTCGCTGTGAATGCGGGAATGAGAAGAAGATCGCCGCATCCTCGGTGCGGCTGGGCCTTACCCGCTCATGCGGCTGCCTGTCCCTGGAGCGCCAGGCAACGCAGGGAGGCCTCAGCAAGCATCCCCTGTATCCCGTCTGGAACAGCATGATCGACCGCTGCACAGACCCGAAGGTCAAGGGCTACCACAACTACGGCGGCAGGGGCATCAAGGTCTGCGACCGCTGGTTCGACCTGCGGCTGTTCATAGAGGATGTGGAGCGCGAGATCGGGCCGCGCCCGGAAGGCGTGCAGAAATCCGGGCGCGTCCTGTACTCATTCGACCGGGAAGACAACGACGGGAACTATGAGCCGGGCAACGTCTGCTGGTCCACTTCGGCAGAGCAGGTGAGGAACCAGCGGAAGGTGGCCAAGATGACCCTCGATATGGCCGCCATCACCAAGGAGCGGGACGCCCTCGCCGCTGAACTGGCGGCCCTGAAGGCGTCGCTCGCTACGGCGTAAGGCCCCGGATATCCAGCCCGGAGCCCCTGGGCTGGATATCCGGTTTGTCCTAATATGTGGGGGTGTTGTTGACCAAGGTCAGGGTGCCCGGCCCCAACCCTCCGCTACCGCCCGTATCCGTTGCGTTAGCGACCGATTCGTATGTGTCGCCGAAGCCGATCAACGCCTTGTTCCGCATGATCTTGGCCTTGGTCATGGCTGCCTGCGTCATGGTGAACGTCAGCGTGAACGGGGTGCCGCTGTTGGGGATGCCGGTGTTCGATGCGGTAATCGACAGAGGTGCTTGACTATTCAACAACATCAAATCGAGAGGCATTTCGCTGTTGGTTGGGTCGAACTGAATGGTCCCGTCAGCGGTGAGCGGGCCCCTCGCGATGATGTACGGCGTCTGCGTTCCCGCCACGATCCAGTACACCTGGGTCGCCCGCTTGAAGGAGACGTTGAACTCGCCCACGCCGGCGTAAGTGTTGCTGGAGGAGATCGTGTTCCCGGCGAGGACCACGGTCGAGTTCCAGTTCGGCACCGGCCTGGAGTTCGTGGTGACGTTGGTGACGGCGGTGCCGGCGATGACAGACTGCCACGAGTCGCCCGTCATCTTGATGTTGAGGAGCTGCTCGGCGTTCCCCGAGAAGTCCAGGCTCTTGAGCACGCCGCTCGGGTACATGCGGGCCCCGAAGGTCGAGGTAGGGACAGTGCCGTAGGTCGAGCTGGTGAACGTATTCACCAGATTTGTGACATCCGTGAACGTGTGTGTCGGTGGCTGCGCGCCGTAAGCCCCGCCGTACCCCAGCGGCGAGTTGAGCGCGGCGAACTTGTGCGTGAAGGGCGTCGAGGCCGTCTGCACGGTCTTAGCCGTGGGATGAGTGAACCGCAGCGGGTTGTTCACAAAGTTCACTACGTTGCTCGCCGCAGTCGAGCTGATGACCACGACCTCGGCCACAGACCCCGTGTCGATCTGAATGGTCGCGTTCGCCGTGTAGGCAGCAGGAGGCGCGGCGGCGAGGGTCATGTTCGTGGACCCGACCGGCAGGACTCCGCTGGTCGTTGACGGGTTTGCCAGCGACGAGCCCACAGTGGACAGGTCCCCGAACACGTTGTCAAAGAAGTACCCGTGCGAGTCGAGGAAGTTCGGTCCGCCGAAGTTGAAGGTGGCCGACTCGACGCCGAGGGTCTTGTAAAACAAGTCCGTCATGCTGCCCCTGATGGCCTTGTCATCAAGGAATTTCGGCGTGTCCTCGGGTTC